GCAAGACAAAAAAGTTTTGAAAATAGAGCAAAATTACTAAAAGATAAATTACAAGAAGTTATGATAGAAACTGGAAAAACAAAATTTAAAACATCTAAATTTAGTTTTGGAATACAAAAAAATGGTGGACTAGCGCCATTATGGGTGGATGAAGATTATAGTAATATACCTCAAAAATACTTAAAAGTAGAACCTGATAATATAAAAATAAGACAAGCACTGGACACAGGTGAAAATATAATGTTTGCACATTATGAAGAGAGAGGTGAATCATTACGAATAAGATAGACAAAATAAGAAAAATTTATCAAAAAAATAATATACAAGTAGATGATGATTATATTGAATATAAAATGAAAGACAAGAAAAAAGTAAGAGATCTTATGAGACTTTATAAACAAGAAGAAATAGATTCAATGAATTATATTTTTGGAAAACCAGAAAGCAATAAAAAATTTACTAAATTCGAATTAAAAGCAATATCGAAAATAGATTTGTTTGATAGAAAAGTTATAAATATATGTAAATTTATATGGGAAAATAGAAATGATGATGAAAAATTAAAAGAAATATTAAAAATGTTAAAGGAGGAAAAAAATAATGGGAATACCAGTATTATTAATTCGGAAAAAGTGGTAGTGGAAAATCAACAAGTTTAAGAAATTTTGATGAAAAAGAATTGGCATTAGTAAATGTTTTAAAAAAGCCATTACCATTTAAGAAAAAATTTGAAAGTACAATATGTACAGATGAATATCAAACTATATTAAAAGCAATATTTAATACAGAAAAAAAGTCTATAGTTATAGATGATGCAGGATACTTAATAACAAATCATTTTATGAATAAACATAGTGCAACAGGTGGAGGAAATGGAGTGTTTAATTTATACAACGAAATAGGAGACCACTTCTGGGGACTGATAGAATTTGTAAAAAATAAATTACCAGATGACAAAATAGTTTACTTTATTATGCATGAAGATAAAAACGATTTTGGAGATATAAAACCGAAAACAATAGGAAAATTGCTAGATGAAAAAGTATGTATAGAAGGAATGTTTACAATTGCATTAAGATGCATGACAGAAAATAATAAACACTATTTTAAAACACAAAGTGATGGAAGTGATATTTGCAAAACACCACTTGAAATGTTTGAAGATAAAGAAATAGATAACGATTTAAAAATAGTTGATACAACTATAAGAGAATATTATGAATTAGGAAAGGTAGGAAAATAATTATGGAAAAAGTACAAGGATATGAAGAAGCTCAAGCAATAACAGGAGAATATGAAAGATTAAATGCAGGAGGATACATATGCAAAATAGTAAGTGCGAAAGAAGAAAAATCAAAATCAGGGAAAAGAATGTTGGTTTTAGCATTAGATATTATAGAAGGGGATAAAAAGGATTTTTTTAGAAATAGATTTATTGAAGATAATAGAACTGAAAAAAAATGGCCATCAGGAGCAATTTATAGACAAATGTTAGAAGGAGAAAAAGCAGCAGGATTTTTAAAAGGACTAATGACATCATTAGAAGCAAGTAATGATGGTTTTAAATGGGACTGGGATGAAGAGAAACTTGCAAACTTAAAATGTGGGGCAATATTTGGAGAAGAAGAATACGAGAAAATGGATGGAAGTGTAGGAACTACAACTAAGGTTAAATTTATTAGAACAGTAAAAGCAATACAAGATGGTAATTTTAAAGTCCCTGAATTGAAAAAATTACCAGAAAAAGGAGAAGCATTTGAAGATTTTGTTAATTCAGTAACTTCTGATAATGATGATTTGCCATTCTAGGAGGTAAGTTATGGGAAAATTTATGGATTTAACAGGAAAAACATTTAATAGATTAACCGTAATAAAGAGAGCGAAAAATAATAAAAAAGCAACTAAATGGTTATGTAGATGTGAATGTGGTAATTTTATAGAAGTGCAAGCAGGAAATCTTAAAAATGGACATACAAAGTCGTGTGGGTGCTATTTTAATGAACAAGAAAGAAATAGAAAATACAAAAGTAATCCACATTATAGACACGGAAAAACAAAAACAAGACTATATAGTATTTGGCGTGGAATGAAAAAAAGATGTTTATTAAGAACGCATATGCATTACAAAGATTATGGTGGAAGAGGAATTAAAATTTGTGATGAATGGTTACAAGATTTTATGAATTTTTATAATTGGGCAATGAATAATGGATATAGAGATGATTTAACAATTGATAGAATTGATGTAAATGGAAATTATGAACCTAATAATTGCAGATGGGCTACATGGAAAGAACAAAATAATAATAGGAGAAATTTTACATATGGAAAACAAAATAAAGATGGTTAAGGATAGAGCAGATATTATAAAAGTTGCCCAATATTTTGGATTAAATCTAAACAAATCAAATATGTGTAAATGCTTATGGCACAAAGAGAATACTGCTAGTTTGTCTTTTTCACAACCAAAGCAAATTTTTAAATGCTTTGGTTGCGGTGAAGGTGGAGACTGCATAACATTAGTTTCTAAACTATTGAATATAAATGCTTATGAAAGTGCTAAACAAATAAATAACATATTATGCTTAGGAGTTGATTTTGGAAGACAAACATTAAGTAATGAAATAAATAGATATAAGCAAATACAACAAGCAAAAGATAGATTTAAAAAATGGCATAATGAAACATTACAAATGCTGTGTAATTATTTACATAGTTTAAAAGGATTAGAAAAAGACAAAAAACAAGATATAGTTGAATATTACATAGACTTATTAATTTTCGGAACAGAAGAAGATTGGCTATGGTTTAAGAAAACAGAAGAAAGGTGGTGCAAGGAAATTGAACGAAGAGTTGGAAAACAAAATATTAGAGGAATGTCCACCGTATAATTTAGAAGAATTAAATCCGAATAGTATATTAGAAGAA